AGCTACCCTACCTCATATATCCCTACCTATGGGACAAGTCAAACGAGGTCTTTTGATGATGCTCAAACAAATCCTGCTGATACCATAGACACTCAATCGTTTACCTTGTTTTTTGAACACAAAGCATTAGGCTCAACAGGTACTGATTGGATTTATCGTTTAGATATTAGCGGAACAAGCGATAACATTAGTTTTTATGCTAATTCAAGTGTTGCTTTAAATGTTTATTTAGGAAACGCTAATGGGGGGTACATCTTTGGGAGTGCTAACAATGATGGGTTTACTATCGGCTCTAATTCTAAAGTTGCATTAAGTTATGATGGTAATAGATTGGCTTATTTCATCAATGGTAGTTTGTATGGTTCAGCAACAGGTGTTTCTTTCAACGATGCAAACAACAAATTAATCATACGAGGAGTAAGAAACATTATCAATAGACAAGTTGCCGCATTCTCAACGGCATTAACTGATAGCGAGTGTATCGCCTTAACAACTATCGCCTAATGTGTGATATAGGATTTGTATATAAATGGAGTGATTCTTCCAATAGTAAATGGTACATTGGAAGCCATACTGGTCATCCAAAAGATGGCTATGTTGGAGGAGGACACTTCTTTAATAAAGCTTACAAGAAGCGTAAGGAATCTTTCTCAAGAGAAATTCTTTACTTTGGTCACGACCATAGAGAACTTGAGGAGTTTATCCTTCAAGAGTTGGATGCTATGAATGATTCAATGTCTTACAATCTAACCAATAATTGGAAAGGAGTTACAAGACATACTGAAGAAACTAAAAGAAAAATATCTGAAGCTAAAAAAGGATTTAAAGCCTCTGAAGAAACTAAAGAGAAACTTTCTAACGCAAAGAGTGGAGACAAGCATCCTCAATGGGGCAAGACAGGATATTGGGCAGATAAACAAATGCCAAGAGAATCTGTCCGTAAAACTCAATTAAAGCGTTCTTACAAGGTTTATTGTGAAAATAATGGTAAGACATACGAATGCACAATGGATGCAGCAGAAGACCTTAAATGCTCTAAAAGTAGCATCTTAAATATGATTAGTGGACATAGACCTAATAAGCACGGATTAAGAAAAATATAATATGAGTAACATTTACGATAAAGCGAGTCTTGTACTCATTCCTTCAGGAACAAAGACAAGCAAGGTGTATAGCCAAAAGCCTGTTAATGGAGATGGTGATTTTACTTTCTCAAGGTCAACTGCTGCAACAAGGGTTAATGCAGATGGTAATATAGAGAAGGAGACTCAAAACCTGCTCTTGCAGAGTAATACTTTTAATACTACTTGGGTGTTAGAAAGTGGAGATTATACTATTGCAAGTGGGCAGAGCGGATACGATGGTAGTAGCGATGCTTGGTTGCTTACTAAAGCCTCAACGGACAACCGATATTTAATTCAAAGTGGTCTTACAAACATTGGCGTAGTCACATTATCTATTTATGCTAAAGCAGGAACTGCTGATGGTATTATGATATATAGCCACGGTGGTTATGGAAGATGGAATTTAAGTACAGGGGTTCAAATAAATTCAGGTGGTGATAAGATTGACACAAATATTGAGAGCGTTGGAAATGGTTGGTATCGTTGTTCAGTAGTATCACAAGGTACAGGTGTATTCTTTGTTAAAGTTGTTGATAGTTCGGGTGTTGAAACTGCAGGAAGCATCTACATCCAAGATGCCCAAGTAGAGCAAGGACTTGTAGCAAGAGACTATATAGAAACGACTACTGCTGCCGTAGAGGGAGGTATTACAGACAATGTACCAAGATTAGATTATACGGATAGTTCGTGTCCGTCTCTTTTGTTGGAGCCGAGTCGGACTAATCTTGTAACGCAAAGTGAGTATTTTGGAGGTAGTGATTGGGTTTCCTCTTCTAATGTAACTATAACCGATAATGTAACAACAAGCCCCGAAGGAGTGCAAAACGCTGCTTTAATTAACTTCACCTCGGGTGGAAACTACTTTCAAAACGGTGGTGGTGTTATGGTTTCGGGAAATACTTATACGATTTCTTGTTATGTGAAAAGAGCGTTATCAACTGACCAAGTTTTTAAAATATATGGGAATGGCAACATAGTGTCTGGTAATTTTACCGCTACTTCGGAATGGCAAAGATTTACTTACACATTCACGGCAGCCTCTACTAATTTTTCTTGTGGTTTAACTACCCCATCTATTTGTCAAATTCATCTATACGGATTCCAAGTAGAACAAGCCACCTACCCAACTTCCTACATCCCGAACCATTCGGGCGGGAGTGTTACGCGGGGGGTTGATTTTAATAAAGCAACCAATCAACAAGCAAATATAAATTCTGTTGAAGGCACTTTGTTTATAGATACAACTTTGGATGTCATAGAAAACGCAATGTTTTTGGCGGGAATATATGGAGGCGGAAATGAATTGTATTTTACGACATTCTCTAGCGACCGATTCCGTATGGTTCACTATTACGGAAGCACTCAAGCCTTAATAGTCTCTAATACATTTAGCACTGGTCGTTTTAAAATGTTATTAACCTACAAAAACAACGATTGGAAGTTTTATATAAACGGAGTTTTGCAAGGTGTAGATACAAGCGGAACTTTTGACGGAACAAATATGAGTAGTTTTGCAACGAGTTATACTTCGTCTTCAGCTTATTCCCCTAATCAAAAGGTACATCAACTTTTATATTTTGATGAAATTTTATCCGATGCCGATTGTATCACATTAACCACATAAGACAATGAAGAATATGAATACATTTAGAAAATACGAGTTTGGCTCTCAAGGAGCAGCTACAACTAAAATCAATGCTTTAGGTGTTGATGAAGATGGTAACCCTACACACCCTCACTCAATCGTAAGACTCGGTCACATAGTCGTAACCGAAGGGACATACGATGATGAAGGAAACGAACTAACACCTCCTGTACTATCCGATAACTATTGTGTAGATGTTCTATGGAATGGTGAGCCTGTAGAGTCTTGGGATAGCAATATGATATGGTGTCCGCCTATCGGTGTCCATACATTCGGTAGCAGTTCAGCTATTCGTGAGTGGACGGAGGCTTGTAAGAGTCTGCATCCTGATTACTTCCCAGAGCCTGAAGAAGACGAGTTAGTATAACTCTAAAATAATTTTAATGAAAAGACTTAAGACAGGAGTAGTTAATACTCTATCTTTCGTCAAGCTATCTACCTTTACGGTAAACAGCTTTGACGTTACATTGGATAAGGTGGTAGGTACTGGTAGTCTAACGATTACCAACCTTACTGACCTTAACAACCTTGACTCCTGTAAGGACTTCATTCAGATTAACATAGACCTTTTGTCTAACGACATTGAGGGAGGTGAGTACGAACTTACCATAACAAACAGTGGTGACAGCTACAAGTATCTTACAGAGGTGCAAGATTATACAGTTACTCAAACGGGTACAGGTATTTATGGCTCTACTGTGAGGTTTACTGACCTATAAATTGTAAATTAATACAATGGGACTACTATCTAATATATCAGAATTCTTTGCATCTAACACTTATGTGCAAGCTACAGAGCATTCTATCGCAACAAACGAGTTAGAGAACTCTATTGAAGACCTTAATGGTCGTTACAAATTAGGACATACTCTTGTAGGGGACTACATTAAGTTTGGTGTTAACGATGACTTCCCAGTTATTCTTGAGAAGATGTTACGCCAATCACCTGTGCATAGTGGTATCTTAACCAAGAAAGCGAAGATGGTTGTCGGTAACGACATCTCTTACTCTGATGAGTTCCTTACTACCAATAAGGCTAAAGCTGAACTAAAGGCATTTACCAATCACTGTGGTGGTAACAACAAAGGTCTATACGAAGTATTAACTCACGCATCATTCCAATACGAGCATAAGGGTGCGTTAGCATTATACGTTAGATGGAACAAAGAGCGTACAAAGATACTTGAATTTAAGTCCATAGACCCTAAAGGAGTGCGTGTAGGCGAACCAAATACTAAAGGTGAGGTAACCCACTACATCGTAAGGAGAAGCTTCGGCTACGGGGCTAATTCTGTACAGCACAATGAGCCTCGTAAGATTAAGGCATTTAACAAGTTTGATAAGAGTGGTACTGAAGCATTGCTTTATGTAGCTAACCCTTATTCGGGTAACCCATACTATGGTGTACCCAGCTACATCTCTGCGTTCCATTATATTGAGTCTGACTTCAGCTTTGGTAAGCACATTAAGAACTCCGCCGAGAACGGCTTTACGCCAAGAGTATTGGCTACCTTCATTGGTAGAAATATGAGTGCAGAGCAGAAGCGTGAGGAGTACAACAAGTTCAAGGAGTCCTTTACAGGAGCTGATGCAGATAACTTTATTGTCTCTTGGGTAAAGAAAGAAGAAGATGCTCCGAAGTTTGAGCCATTAGACGTTTCTAATTTAGATAAGACCGTAGATGTTTTATCAAAACTTAACGATGCCAAAATACTTACAGCCCACAACGTTACTTCTCCTACTCTATTTGGTGTTATGGTTAGTGGTAAATTGGGAGGCACAGGTAACGAACTTGTTACGGCTTACCAAATATTTAGAGCGACTGAAACGCTACCTAACCGAGAAATTCTTTTAGACTCTGTAAACAGAATCTTTGCTACTGTAGGTTATGACCAAATGAATCTATCTGTTGTTGAGCAGCCAATCAACTTGGAGAGTATTAAAGGTGCTAACACTGAAGACGTATAATAATGGTTGACGTAATTTTTATAGACGATAACTACCTGTACCAAAACTTCCCTTTACCGAAGCGTATGGACAGAGGTGCTTTATTGGCATTAATTCAATTAGAGCAATACACATCAATACAAGACTTGTTAGGTACTTGTCTCTATGAAGATATTGAGGCTAAAGTATTGGCTGAAACATTAAATGTAGCAGAACAAGGTTTGTTTAAGCTGGTAAAGTATACCTTGGCTATGTACTCTGCGAAAGCAGCTATTTCTATATTACGCACAGCTACTGCAACAACTAAAGCGGAGGAGCAAAAGCAAGACCAATACATCCTTGACACTATATCTACTACTGTTGATAGTAAACTATCTTATATCAACAAGCGTATCACTAACTATATCCTTGACAATGCGGCAATTAAAGCAATCGCTACTGCCGATGGTTGCGACAATGACTTATTTGATGAAGAGGATACCTACCAAGGTGATGTATTCTACCCTCAAGATGGTATCATATATAAGTCCTGCGAAGACGGAGGAGTAAGCTATAACCCGTAATGGACACTACAGATATCAAAGTACTTTTATTCAACGCCTCTACAATGGCCGTGTCATTCTCAAACATTGAAGACGCATTGAAAATTATTCTTCTTATAGCGTCTATAGGTTACACTGCACAAAAGTGGTACTTTATGAATAAGAGACAAAAAAAGGGATAGACTAACGCCTACCCCTTCTTGTTGCAAGTACCTTTACAAGTACATTCTATAGGTGCGTTTTCGCACCAACTTACTTTATCTTTGTTCTCTTGTCCACGCTTCTTACCGCGAAGTACCCGCCTATTACCGTTACGCTTACCAGCTCCCATAACCCAATCCATCTCTCGTTAATACTACTAATACCAAAGCCTTCAAAGAAGGTCATAAGCACCAGAAATATCATAACGGTTGCAAGGGTTAATGGTCTAACGTTCTTACTCAACCAAGAATCGGTAAGGCTATCGGCCTGCCAACGCTTGGTGATTTCTTTTTCTATGCTTTGACGCACAGCTTCTTTCTCTTCGGGTGTAGATACAAATCTATCTACCACATTGGCAACTGCTTCCACAGCTTCCTTCGCACCCCCTGTAAATAGTTTTGTTATTGGATTTCCCATAGTTAGCTACCGCAGTTTTCACACTCTGGATTATCAATGGAGCATTGAGCGTTATCGTTTTTTTCATCATTAGATAGTTCGTCTACGAAGTCAGCGAATGAGTCGCTCACATCAAAATCATTTTTCATATCTTATACATTTTTTGCATTAATTAAAAAATCATATTCTTTTTGCACATCAAATGATGGACAAGCTTTGTTGGAAAATTCATTGTGTCCGTGTAATGTAGCATCAGGATACATTTCCATAAGAGCATCTAATAAATTAGCAATAGCTATTAATTGCTCTGCATTTCTGGTGTCTTTCGGAGTCCTTCCGTCAGTCTCTACACCCCCGATATAACAGCAGCCGATGCTATTGCTATTCAACCCTTTTGTATGCGCTCCGCTTCTATCTATTGGTCTACCTTCTTCTATCTGTCCATCTATAGAAACAATATAATGGTAACCGATGTCGGACCATCCTCTGCCGTCAACGTGCCATTTTCTTATAGTATCTACGCTGATGTCTTGGCCTTCTCTGGTGGCACTACAGTGCAAAATAATTTTATTTATTTTGCGAGATGATTTTTTTAGGTTCATATTATTTTACTTTTTTAATTTCCGATGTCCAAGAAGTGTAGCACACTCCTAATCTTTGTGATGTGTCGGGGTATTCCTTAATCATTGTAGGGTTACTCATACATCTTTCAATAAATTTAGGTCTTGTTTCCTTTAGGGAGGGAACGGGTATCGGCATTGTCTTTAGTGTTTGGATTAGAAAAAATAGGCTCGTCCCAATAAAGGAAGAGCCACTCGCTTTTATAATTTACATTCTTTACACTATTCATTGACCAATTTTCTGTAAGATAGTTCTGCAATAAAAGCCGTATAGATTGCATATAAGGGATTAACTCCAAGGTAACTATAAAGGAGTAGGCTGCACCAAAAAGAAAGGCACAGAACGCAGTTAAATGGCTTAAAAGGCAATACTCTTTCCATCACCCAACCATAGGGTTCAAATATAAAAAGAAAACTAAACATTAGTCCTAATGAACTAACCAATATCCAATCGTTATAAACCTCCATCATAATTTTTCACTTAAATAATCATCCTTAATGTAGCGTTTTAATTTGGTAACGCTCTCACCATCCTCTATATAGGTGAGGTAACCTTTTATGTTCTGACCATAGACATCACTGTGGTTAAGTGACACTATCTTATTAGTCATCGTTGAGTATATAATACTAATAACGAGATTCGCAGCGGACTTGTTCTTGATGTAGTAGTACAAGAACTTTTCACAGGTTCTCATCACAGCAGCATCTATTAGTGCCTGCTTGAGTTCCTCGTTACCATCGGTAACAAATGCAGAACCCGCTACCTCTATACTGCGTTGTAGTATAAACTTACCAAGTTCTTCTGTTATTCTACCTTGTTGTGCAGAGCGTATTGCTTCCTGCTCAATGATAGCCTTGTCGTACCTCGGCATATTCTTCTTCTACTTTATTTAGTATAGTTACAATTGTGGGCAGATAATCTGATAACTCTTGTGGTTTTATGTCCAACTCATATCCCAATCGTACCAATGATACTGGCTCATTGTTGTAGACCAATGCGTCAATGACGTGGTATATATCAAGGATGAGATTTGCTTCGTCATCGGATAATTCTTCGTAGTATTCTTCAAGTATCATATCAATAAGAAGAGCGCAGCCTATCAGCCTTTTCGGGGTCAAGTTCTGCAATTAGTTCAATGTATTCCTTCTCTCTTCTGTATGCATCTTGATGTTCTTCTACAGTAGAATCGGTTCCAAGGTTAGCAAATAGCAGAGACATTTCATACAAGTATAGGTCTATCCTGTTCTTAATTAATTTACACGTTTGATAGTTTCGTTGATTAATCATAACACTTTAATTTTACTTTGAAAGAATCTTTTGGTAGGTCTTTGTCAATCTTGATGTTAAGCCTTTTGTAATATTTGTTGCCATCGTCTTTAACGATACCCATAGCAACGAGAGTATCAGAGAGAAATTTTGAAACAAGAATAACATTGTCAACATCGTGACGAGAATTGTACCTAATATGAACCTCATAAGTTTCGCAGGTAAACGCATCAAACTTTTCAAGTTCTTCTTTACAGAATTTAGAATATTCATCTTTTTGTTTTTTACGTATTGCCCAATGCTTACCAGCATAGTACTGATTTAAGCTTGGTGGTTTAGGGAGGTCAAGTTCTATCTCAAGCATACTCTGTTAGGTCTATGGTTGCCTTGTACCCATAGCGAGATACAAGAAGTTCGTGTAGTGGAGGTATCCATCCTTCAGCATTGTCATCACCTGTAGCACTGTTACCAACTACTCTGTAGTTAGCCATCTGTAGGTGTTGCAACAATTGTACCCTATCAAACACAAAGGCAATATCCTTCTTACCCGTCTTTAAGATGTAGAAATAGAAGTCAGCCTTAGACTTTAAGATACCCGAATCACAATCCCTTGTTGTACTTCTAAACTCAATGTATAGATTAGGGTGTTCGGGAGTACCTCTACGAGCAGCCCACATATAAGCCTTGCTATCGTACTTCACTTCAATGGTAACAACTCTATTACCCTTTGTAGCCTTAACATCCCAATCGTAGAAGAGTTTCTTCGGAGCCTCCTCAACCTCGTAACCCTTTCCTTTAAGGTACTTCATTACGATATCTTGACCATAGTCTCCAGAGATACTTGCTTTTACGAATGTGTTCCTACTCATTTCTTTTGTCTTAGGGCAACCTTCAGTAGTATCAAGTAACCAATTAAATCTTGTACAGTATCTTCAGTTTCATCTGTGATACCACGCATCTTGATTCGCATAAGCTTATCATCAATGCGACAGCATAGGTTATGAACAGCATCACCACCTGCAAAGATACCTGCTGGGTTTAGTGCTGAATCACCATACGCCTCATTCTTTAGAAGAAGAAGTTTAGTAACTGCTTCTGACTCCTCAAGTATTAAATCTCTTGTTGTAAACTCATTACGAGAAACATTCAAAACATTATTCAACTTGTTTATATAATCTTTTTCCATATCCTAATATACTCTATAAACCACAATAACCACCATCACACTCTGAGAAATCTTCATCAAACAGACTGAACTGAGAATTGTAATTGATTATTTCTCTGTAGCTTACGTCTGATTTAAAGTTGCCTTTGTTGCCTTCCTCTTGTCTTGCAAACCAATCCATCTTCTCTGGATGCTTATCAGCCATATGCTTTAGTAGCATAGGTCCACGCCACCAACATCCAATGCAGTTGTTCATATAGGCAAACCTAACGGGCTTGTCTCTCCAAAACTCTTCTACATTATCCTTGAATATGCCATCCTCAATAAGTGGGAATGTAGGCTTACAGTAATCTATAACACCCCAGCGGTTCCTTGTACCTGTCTTGGTCCTGCCTATCACAATCTTAACCTCAGTCATACCACGTTCATTGAGCTTGTCGTTCATTGTCTTAGCACGAGACTGCTCATTAGCACGAAACCCAAACCTCATCTCAACATCATCGTCAATGTTATCGTATCGCCATTTGGCTATAGGCATAGTCTTCATATCTGTAGTGCAATACCTTGCTACCTTGTTGGGCAGGTAACCTCCGTGATTCTTGATAGCATCTTCAAAGGCAGGCCCTGTAACCCAAGTAATCTCCTTGCCTATATACTGCTCAAGGTCAAGCATAGTATATATGATAGTATCATCTTCAGCAGTAGAGATGAATGGTGCTTGTAATCTATCCTCTACTAACTTGCGTATCTTCTCATCTTTAAACTTAGACGCTATGTCATTTGTTCTTATGAGTGAGAATACATTATAGTCAGCAGGATAATTAGCAGCAATATAGCTGCTTGTCTTTCCTCCCGATAAACTATTTATTGTCTTCATCTAATAAATCAACTTCTATTTTATAAATCTTGCTCTTGCCATTACCTTCTATAACCAACCTGCCCGATGCAGGGTTAAAGAATATATATCTATTTGTAGAACCAGTGTAGTCTGATACATCAAACTTGTATGTGCTTCCGTTTATGGATATACTTCCATCGGCCTCAACAACAATGTTGAGCGCATCATCTACATTGAATCGTAGGTAAGCCCTCACAAGATTTGCGAAGGCTACCTTTCTATCAAGAATTAGACTGTGGATAGGCGTACTGCTTTTCTCCTCTGCTGTTGAGTTCATAGTATCTGTTTTTCATTTTGTCATAATATAAAGTAACGGTCCCAAGCTTACCAACAATCTTTGGTTTAGCCTTGACCACTGTAATCTCCACTTGGTTAGGCTCGTAAGGCACACCATTACCATCCTCTAATCCGTAGGGGCAACGCCATACATTAACAACCATCATACCTTTACGGGACCATTGCATACCACCTGCGATATCGTTCATCGTAGGCTTATCAACATAGGGTACACCATTCTTGTACTTAGCTTGTTGGTGTTTAGTGTGTACTGTTACAATAGTGTGGTAGTTCTTTTCTGCTGAGTGCTTACGGACCTTAGTAAGTACTTGACCGATAGCAATGTCATCACGAACACCGCTGGACACATCCGTTCTAATCTCAGTGAAGGGGTCAACCATACATCCATCAATGGTAATAAAGTTATCCTCTTCAATAGTCTCTACTGCTGTGTAGAATCCCTCAATGCTGAGGTCTTGTAGACCGCTGTCAATTAGGTAGAAGTGTGAGTTGATAAACTCAATAGCCTTCTCTGTCTCCTCATCTGTAGCAGTAAGATGGTCATTGATTAGGAATGGCTTACGCAAGTATACCCAAAGTAGTTCGGCAAAGACCTCTGTAGGTGAGCCTGTCTCGGGAGTATACACTGCCCACTTCCAACCGCTAAACTCTGATAGGTTCATCATCAGTTCAAATCCAAACTGCGACTTACCTTGGTGCGCCCCAGCATAGATGTATGTGGTGCTACCTTTCTTAACTGAGTACTTGTCAAACAGAGATTCAAATCCTGTCCAAGCACCTTTCTTAACTCCCTCTTTGCGAAGTGTAGATAGTGAGTCTACTACATCTTCTGCTTTGTAAATAATGTTTCTCATTGCTCTTGTTTTTTATTCTCCAAATTCTTTGCTGTAATCTTCCTCTTTATGCGAAAAGCTATTGCTTATTTCCTTACGATAGAACTCTTCTATGATATAGAAATCGTAAACGCTTTTACCTGTCGCACCTACAAACGACATCATCTTCGCTATCATCTCTGGATTGCGATTGATATGGTCAAGAGACTTTGCTCTTGTAACAAACTGAAAGGGTCTGTCCTTTGTACCTTGGTACATATTGACGTATCCGTTACCTCGCTTTTTCTTCCAAGCAAGGCGTACACCAACATCATAAATCATTTGTCCTTCGTCACTCTGCATCTCCTATGTTATTAAGGGTTCCACAATCACATATATGCAGTTGGTTAATGCCAATCACAATGGGTATCTGCTTATCGCATCCACCACAAAAATACTTGTCGCTCATATTACATTTTTATTAGTCTCAACCTACGCTGATACTTACGGATAAGTAGTGCTGAGTTGGTTAGTTGTTTCTGTATGTCTTCATTCCATCCAAACCTACTGGCGTGTAGTGTTATGTTTACTTGGTCTATCATTAACATCTCCAAGTATTTCTGTATCTCTCTTACGTGCTTCCTCTTTCTTGTCATTGCTCTTCCATTTATAAATTAGATATCCGTTCCAACCTAATACTAAAACACATCCTAAAACATCTTCAAGTGTCATTTATCTTTGGTGTTAAAGGTTCCAATTATTTTTTATTAACTCATCTCTTTCCTTAATAGCTTCTTCAATGGAATTATATCTTCCAAATACTTTAGACTTTCCTTTTATTTTCTTAGATATATAGTAATAATCCTTACTCTTCATATCAGTTATATATGTAGGAAATTTATTATTCCTACTCTTCTGATATCTAAGAGCGTTTTCTTGATATGTTACTAATTCAAGATTTACTAAACTACTGTTAAGTTTATTGCCGTCTATATGGTCTACCACAAGTTTTTCTGAAAGGCAATCCTCTATAGAAGGACTCGTATTAAAGGAATGATAAACTGCTTTATGAGTTCTAATCCTTTTTCTTTCAGAACTTGTAGTCGGGTCGTATATAGTAAAAGAAGGGTACTCGCTTGTAATGCTCTGAGATAGTATTTTTGATTTTACTTTTTTTACAGATTGGATATTGTTTTTGCCACCTATTTTAACCTCTCTATTTAAACTCCTAACTCTTCCTAAATTACTTACTTCGTATATATCAGAGCAATATAATTTAGTCCACTTCTCCATTATCTTTGGTGCTTTCATTTCTCTTTGGTGTTAAAGGTTATACGCCTTTGCATACAAATTAATGGATAAGCCCTCCTTTATATGCTTTGGCATATTGTAAGGTTTTACCCTTACTTTGTGACAATTTAAGGCTCATCGTTGTGAGGATTAAAGAAGGGGGGCAATGCCCCCCTACTTATATAGCTGAAATGAAAAAGGGAATTAAAAAGGCATATCATCAGTGTCGTTCACAGCCGCCGCCTTCGGCTTACCTGTGTACTCACCTTGGAGTTGGATGTACTTACCGCCATCACGCTTGTCCTTAATCTCAAGGTTGACCCAGCCCTTTTCATTCTTGCTGTTTGTCAATACCTCAAAGTCCTGTGGACCTAAAGCTACCTTTACAATTTCACCGAACTTAGTGGTGATTACACTTGTCTTTCCAACGAATACTTTGTCGTTTGCCATCTTGATTTTTGTTTAGTTACTTGTTAATAGTTCTTTTAAATGCTCGTACCTTTCCTGTATTGCGATGACCTTAGCGGACATCTCATTCAGTCTGTTTACGTTTACTTCATTTGAATGCTCATAGCCTTCAACAAATGCTTTGACTTTCTTGTACTTAATCGTGTACTTTTTATCAGCCATTCGGTTATCGTGTGAGCCGATATATACCGATACTCCTTTATGGTCAATGCTTAATAGTCTCGCTATCTCACGTACACCGTACCCATAATCATTGAACACAGCACAGGCAATGCCCTTCGCTAATGCTACTTCTTTCTTCTTGCTGTTAGACATAATGTCTGCAATAGCAACACCACTAATGGTGCTGGTCCCCGAGATGATTACATTCTCAAGGCTACTATATGACATCAATGTCCGCACTGTATGGTTTGAATTCTCCATTAATAAATAATCTTTCGTAAAGGTTAATTGAATCTTCTAACTCCTGCTCACCTCTTGCAAGGAAAGCATCTCCTGCTTCGTATATACCCACCTCATAAGGGAACTCTTTCTGTACAACTAAGAAGTAGAACTTATCTACATTGAAGATAGTCTTATACAAGTATGCTTGTTGTGCATAGTTGAAGAAAGCGTTACGCTTAAACTTGTGCATTGGGTCCCGAGTAGTTTTCAAATCCACAAGGTAATTGTCTACACCATTCCAGGCTAATGCATCAGCCTTGCCCTTGACCTTAACCACATTCCCTTGGGCAGTATGGTAGTCCATTACCCCTGGCACTTCGGGAGTAAACTCCAAGCCCATAATATCACGAACAGCATCAACCTTTGATAGCTTATCGTACATACCTTCAACAAGGTGGAAGTCGTTTTGGGTTAGTGCAATGGTCTGAGGATTCTCAGCACGGAACTCCTTGTAGTCGTTCCCTCTGCGCTGACCTTCCCAACCAATGTAGTTTACCTTATCTTCCAAGAACCTTGCGTGTAAGGCACGACCTACATCAAACGCTGAGGTATTAGGCTGTGACCATTTACCTTTGTGCCATAGGCTAAACTTGGTAGGCGATTCTTTCATTAGCTTGAGGGAACTATTGGACAGGTATTCCCTGTCCGCATAGTACACCTCGTCATCGTTAAACCTTTCTAAGATATCCATTACCCTAAGATTTCCTTGCGGACCTTAGACGTAATCTTGTACTTGCCCAGCGCATTCTCCACTGCATCACGCTTACCTTCAGCTACAGCAGATACCATCTTAGCTTTAATCTCATCCGTTAAAGGAAGAAGTGCAGGTGCTGATTGTGCAGGAGCAGGAGCGGAACTTCTGCCGTGGTCGTTGGTAGCATCGGGGTCTTTGGTATCATCAATAAGGAACATACCATTGAGTGCATACTTACGGGCATAGGATGAACTTGCACCGAAGCACTGTGCGATATCCATACCCTTACGATTAGGGTCAATACCTGCTTGTGCAGTTACTACTCTGTCTGCCTCTCCATCAGATACTACAACCATAGACTCAATGTAAGGAATACCTGCAACCTCAGCAACTGAATCTGAGATTTGCATAGTCAGTCCATTGGCTGCGAGTAAAGGCTTTACAGCCTCTAAGATATCCTCAGCACTGCGGTAATTGTAGTTACCGAACTTGTTACGTTGTCCCTTCGGAGCCTTCAACTCTGACTGGACTTTGATTAGGGATTTGTTTAAATTGCTCATATATAATTGAATTGATTACTACTAAATTACACCAAAATATTAATCGTTGACGTAAACATTGTTAATTTTTTCTAAAACCATACTAAGTACGGACTCTTTACTCTCGTTGTTTAGCATTGAACCTTGTAGTAGGTGGTATATATTATCTACTAAATCATCCTTAGTCTCGTGGCTGTTAGGCATCACCTCCTCAAAGATTTCTGACCATCTGTTTATCTCATCCACATATTGGATATCACGATAGTACAGTGCGTTGTTTACTACCTTGCTACAGTGGAGTATGGTAGCGTGGTTCTTCTTTACTAATCTACCTAAGTAACTTGGACTCTGGTTATACTTTTGGTGGAGTATTGACAAAAGACATTGCCTTGCTATAATCACGCTCTCTCGTCTCGTCTCTTCTAATGGGTTCAAGTTGTATTGCGATTTGTAACTTGCTACGAGATGGGCTAATGTACTTTCCATTAGTCTCTTCCTTTCCATACTTCTTTTCATTCTCATTCAATGCTCCTATTAGTTTCTTAACTCTTCTAATTGCTTTCTGCTTCGCAAGGTGTACCTTGCGTACACTTGTGTCTGTATCTGTAGCTAACTCCTTCATTGTTGACTCTCCTATCACACACTCTACCAAGGCTCTCCTCTGTAGGTATGGTAGGTTAGTCTCTGCGTACTCAGTAACGAAGTCTACAAGGTTGTCTATCTCTTTGGTATCTGCAACTGCACTTGCTTGGTACTTGCTGTACTCCTCGTCACCAACTCCATAGGTCAACTCACTATCGTTGCGTACCTCTAAGTTCTTCTCGTTAGCTGAAAGGGAATTGGAGTAGGAGTTAAGTATTGCGTATCGGAATGATGACATAACGATACCTGTCATATGTGCTTCGTCCTCAAACTCCTCATCTCTATTCACTAATCGCATCACATTAAGTACGGCAAGGTGGTTAGCCCTCTCCACTACCTCATCATTGTGAAAGGAGTAGCCGTAGTACTTTGCACAGAAGTGCAAGAACCTCATATCCCTTGGGAACCAATTTCGTAAATCTTTCTCTGTTATCTTCATCGCTCTGTATACTATTATTATAATTCTTAATACTATTATTAATAGAGTATCTCTTAAAGAGATACTCTTATAATACTATTACTTAGTAATAATATTATTATAATACAGAAGATATTGGTATTCTGCATCTATAAAATCATCTAAATTAGAATTGGTTATTAACATCTTCATCCATCTTTTCGTTCATAACTTGACTAAGCACCTTAGTCTTTAGGTTGAGAGCTTCTACTGTCCCATCGTATCTTAGTTTAAGACTACGATATTCATTTCTCGCTCTCTCTATTGTGTCTCGGTACGTAACCATATCTCGGGTACGTGTCTTGTGGGTTTCCACAAATTGCTCAAGCTGTAGGAGGACTTTGATTAAATCATTGTCCTCCTTTGCTTTTTCTGCTAACTGACCCAGCACCCAATACAGGTTGTCAAGGTCAGCACTAATCAGTAGGTCATCTTTAATACTCATCTATTTTTATTACGTGGATTACTGCGTTTCTATTGCGGTGAAACAACATCGCCATACGAGCCTCCTCAAGACTTTCAAAGTCTTGCTTGTAGTTTGCTACATCACCTTCCCATTCTACGGTGTACTTGTACTTAATCATAACTCTCAATTAAAAATTCATCACTCTTTACATACTTAGTCTTGTTGGTGTTTAGGCTTACAATGTTATCGGGGATAAGCGAAGTGTAACGCTTACGATTATTATCCCACACTGTAAGCACATTAGGACTGCTTGTACCAGTACCTTTTACAAACTTGGCTACTCCGAAGCGACCATTGATTTTGGTTACCTCTCCGTTCTTCTTACGATACTCAGCACCGAAGATTGTTCCTTTGCTTTGTAGCTCACTGACTACCTCATTGAAATACTTTATCATTGCTCTTAATTTTTGTGCAAGTTAATACTTAATTTCTAAACCACCAAAGGTATATAGAAATCTTTTTGTCTATGTACTTTCTAAGTTTCCGTATCACGCTCTTAGTTTATTAATTAATTGCTCTACAACATCTTCAACTATTGCAGTAATGTCCACTGGGTATCCTTGTTCTTCAGTGGTGCTTGTGAAGTTTTCAATCTCACCTTTTACAAGTTCCATCAACGTATCTCTGTTCTCAATCTCCTGCATTACAAGGTCAAAGATTGTATCGGTAACTTCTTCATAGTCTACCTCAATGTCAAGGTCGTTCTTGATATCATCAATATCGCAGTACGCTATGTCTCTGATTCTGTCATCTAAATCCCACTCTGATACCTTGTCTTCTACCTCATACTTGACTTCGTTGATACTACTATCAAGGTCATAAATTCTACTGTCTGCATCTTTGTACTTCTCATCTAACTCATCCAACTTCTGTTGTAGGGTGTTTAGTTGTACCTCTAAGGCAAACTTTTCTTCGTTGATTCCTAACCAATCTCTTAATACATTTTTCATAATTTCTATTTGTTTTCTTTAATTAATTCATCAATATCACTTACTGCTAATTCACATTCGTGTTCTACGCTACATCCATCTTGGACCTCCATCTCTGCAAGGTCATAGAATGAATGAATATCACTGGATAGCTTAGGGTGTTTTTCTGATTGCTCAACGCAATACTGATACAAATCTCTTAGTGTCATTTCTCTTGGTGTTAAATGTTATTTTAGTATATCGTGGTGTCAAATCCTTTTCTCATAATTTCTATTTGTTTAGTATATATAATTCTGCACCTGCTCGTACACAAATTCTCTATCCTCAGTTAGGATATCTAACTCACTCTCCGTAGCATCTCGCCAATCACCATCAACGAGTACCAATGCACTACTAATGTAGGCATCACAAAAATCGGGATAGTCCTTGTAGTCAATACCATCCACATCTACATCTGCAATCTCTTGCACCTTCAGTTTTTTAGCTAAGTAATCCATACGCTATTTGTTAAAGTAATTATCTGTTCTCATTGCGCCATCGCTTATAGCTTGGCGGTATGCTACCTCTTGCACATTGTAATTGTCCATACTCTCACCTCTTAGGCGTTGCTCTCTAATTACTAAGTTCATTAGTGTCTCTTGCTCGGTTGTGTTTACTGTCCAGTACATAATCAATCTACGTTTTCTATTTCTGTTACTTCAAATCTGTGCGTATCTGCTACCTCTATAATATCAATGTCTCCATCGTACATAGCCTCTAACAAATACTCCTCACTATCCTCAGTGAATAGCGTTACTCT